CCTGTCTTTGTTGTAAATTCGGATATCAATCTCATTAGAGGATATGGAGCCTATCGGAAGCGAACCCTCCGACACTTCCCTTTCTTCTAATAGGTTGATTTGGAATATGTCGTCTCTTTCGAATGTCTCTTGGATTGAAGTATAAAACTCGGCTATCTTGACACAAGTGCCGGCTGTTGACCATTTAGTTATCGTCAAGACCTGCTTGACTACTGCTGATACTGTGTCTATCGCCTCGCTATATATGACGGCATCATTGCCCGTGACTGTCTGCGTGTGCAGTAGGGTATTGGAAACATCATATAGTTTTACAGTAAAGTCTACTGGGTATTCGTTCCTTTTATCGTCGCCGACTACCTTTACCGACTGTATCGGTCTTGAAGTGTGGGTTATCGTCAATGACGGATATGGCGATGAGAATTCGGCAGACGCGTCGGACGCCGAAGTGCCGAACCAGCCGACCTGTCCTCCGCCTAAACACCAGGTGCCGTCTAAAGCGCCTAATCCGTCAAGCAGCAAGTATTTGGCTGACATCGAGGTCACGGAATCCGCCGTCTGCTGTAGTGTAGCAATCCTGTTTACCTCCGTAGAAGTCACGGTTATGCTCTCGTCTAAAAACGGACTCGTGAAGTCTACCACTACCTTGCACTTTATATCTCTGACGGAAGCGTTATAACCCATTTATACCTCCTCCAGTACAACAGTCACATTCTGCTTTAATGCTGTGTTTAGCCTGTGCGTAGAATAATTCAAGGAAACCACCTGTACTGTATATGTATTGCCCTCGTCGTCGACATAAGCCACCTCCGCCCTTGACTGGTACGGGGTGTTGAATATCGCGAAACTCGCGGCGGTCAAGCCCTGATACTTGAATGTGTGCTGAATCTTGGTATCCTTAATATCTGTAACCGCCTTGCCAGACGCTACCCTGTCCCTTACTTCAAGGATTATTGTTTTCTTTTCAATGGGCGTTATCGGTGACGGTATAGTGTATCCGTTTAATGTCATGCCAGCCCTCCTGCTAATCTGTAGCTCTCCTGCACTCTTACATTCTTGAGTTTGCGTTCAAGCTCCTTTAATCCCCACTCGTCAGCGACTAATGTGCCGATATGAAGGTGTATCTCGCTTTTCATTCCGCCCCCGCCTGTTACGTTCGCATCAAGGTCAAAGTCTGTAGGCACAGCTGCGGCCATGTCTCGGGAAACGTCTTTCATAACGTCTTCGAAGCCTACTCCGATTCCCAGTCCTAAATTTGCGCCGATTTCATCTGCGAACAGTTTACTCGGGGAGCCAATCTTGAAAGCGTCCTTAAACCATGAACTTATGCTTCCGGCCACATCCGTTATCTTGTTCCAGAGCCAGGATAGGCTGTCTTCTATGCCTTGCCATAAACCGGATATAAGGTCTCCACCCATGGAACTAAAGTTGCTTATTCCCGCCTTAAAACCGTTTATGAGAGCTTTTATAATCTCCGGGACGTTCTTTATAAGCTGCGGGATTGCTTTAATTAATCCCTTTCCAAGCTCAACTACGAGTGTGACGCCCATTATGATTATCTCCGGCAACATTTCCACTATGGCGGCTATAAGGCTTTCGATTATTACAGGAATGGCCTTTATGAGCTGCGGAATTGCATCAACCAAGCCTTTGGCAAGAGCCATAACCATTTTCAGTGCAGCCCTTATCAGTTCCGGCAGGTTATCAATCAACGTTTTAACTATGGTCATCACGGCTTCGATTATTGTCGGAATAAGCTTGGGAATTGAATTTGATATTCCGGTTATCAGCGCTATCAGAACATCCATTCCCGTTTTAATTATGTTCGGCAGCATTTCGATTATTGTATTCAGCAGCTGCATTACAATTTCAAACGCAGTAGTTACGATTGTCGGCAACTCGTCCAGAATTCCGCCGACAAAGGATTCTATCAGGGATCCCGCTGCCTTGGTCATTTCAGGTAGTTTATCGACGATTTCATTAGTTAGATCGAGCAGTGTTTCGCCAACTATTTCGCCAATCTTACCGACATCGCCCTCTGCATCCTGGATGCTCTTTGCAAAGGCGCCCATCTTAGCTGCAGCTTCCTCTGAGAGCTCTGCAAGTGCCGGAGCCAGGACCGCACCGACGTTGTTTTTCAAAGACGTCATAGCATTGTTCATGCGTTGGATACCGTCGTCAAAAGCTCCCAATTTTCCGAGCGTGTCTTCACTCAGGACCGCGCCCATGCTGTGAGCTTCGGCCGCTAAGTTCTTCATGGCATCACTACCTGCAGTTATCAAAGGCACAAGGTCCTGAGCGCTGCGTCCCAGAATGCTCATTGCTATGGCATCACGCTCGGTTGCGTTCTCCATAGTCCCTAACTTGTCAATTATTTCCCAGTAAACTTCTTCGCTATCCCTCAGTGAGCCATTGGCATCCGTTACCGAGATTCCTAATTTATCGTAGGCTTCCGTGTATTGCTTTGCTCCCATCTGAGCGTTACCCATTGCACGAATGTTACGTGTCATTGACGATGTTATAGTTTCAAGAGACACGTCAACGAGCTCCGAAGCGTACTTCATCTCCTGGATCTGGTCAGTGGTCAACCTGGTTGTTACACCGAGAGTGATAACTTCATCGGCATAAGCAGCTCCTTCTACTGCCATGTTTTTAAGCCCGACCGCTACAGATTTAAGAGCATTTCCTAACCCTTTAACCCCGGCTATGATAGCTTCGGCTATTAACTTGCCTTTTATAACATCACCAAGGACAGACGTCTTCTTCCCGGCATCATCGGCATTGGCACCCAGCTCTTTAAGGTCCTTACCTACCTCTTCGGTAGGCTTTTCAGCATCCTTCATAGCCTGCTCGTTCTTGTCTACTTCTTTGGTAAGTTTAGTGAGCTGAGCTTCGGCATTATTCAGGGATGTTCTCCAATTAAGAGTACGTTTATCGTTTTCTCCATACTGTTTTTCAGATTCGGCAAGGGCATCTTTTAATACAGCTATCTTCTCTGTCTGTTTCCCGATTTCCTTGTTCAGGACTTCATTTTTGGCTTTCAGAGCATCAGCAGATTTGGCATTGTCGGAAAACTCGGCCGAAACCTTGTTCATCTCCGAACCTAAAACTTTCATCTCGCTGTTTATAGCCGATATAGCCTGTCTAAACTCTTTCTCGCCCTTTAGGCTGATTGAGGGTCCTATCCCTGCCATGTTGCCTCCTTAAAACGGTATTACGTCATCAATCGTTGGTTCCTTATCTATCTGCGAGTACCTTTGATTAGAATTGATAAGGCTTCTCTCTAAGTCAAATACGAGCTTGTATGCGTCGTACATCGATTTCCATTTCTTCATCGTCATTCGCCCGACCTCTTTCTCTGTGAACCCCATCTTCATGCCGATATGCAGTATCAGCGCGAAATTGATTTCAGCGGGTTCGTCGGGCGTTATGCGTTTGGGTCAGGTACCGGCACGCTGTCAGTTACAGTTTTGGTGATAGCCTTTGCGATGTCTGTCACATTCGTTATCATTCTTCCTAATTGCTTCTCTGTAAGCAGTGTCCTTTTTTCCCCGTTCTCATTCTCTATTTCAATTCCCTCGTTAATAAATGTCACGAGAGTCCATTTAATGTCCTTTATCTGAGCCTCTCCTTTTTTCGGCTGTATTTTGTTCTGCCAAACGTCAAGGCTTCCGTATTTCTCCTGTATAGCTTCCAATACATTAAGATTGAATGCCATAGGAAATTCCACCCCTTTAATCGTTATGCTCATCTTTTTATCAATCATCATTTCCCTCCTTTAAGAAAAACAAGGGGAGGAGTACCCTCCCCTTATAGTTATGCTGTTATGATGTATTCTGCTTCCATAACTTCAGAATTTGACATTCCTGCTTTTACAGCTATTGCTTTAAGCATAGTTGATTCCTCGATGCTCAATGGTGTGGTGTAATCATCATCTGCATCAGTAGGCGTAAGCCCGTTGGTCGTGTAGTAGATAGTAGCGCCTGCTGTTGCACAAGTCAATGCTACTGTCTGTGTTCCTTCGTGGGTTCCAGCCGCTACTGACGGAGCAGGTGTCGCTACCTGTGCGGTTATTCCTGCAAGATTATCAAGCCAAGCCTGTGCGAGAGCTGCTGTAGTGAATGTCTTTTCTTTCTTCCAGCCGTTTGTCGCATCGTCAAACAGCGTCCCTACTATTACAGGCGTGCCGAAAGCGATTGACTCGCCTTTTGTGGAATTCGCGTCTGCCGGTTCGCTGAACAGTACTTTGGGGAACCATACCGCCCTGTAGTACTTTATGTTGTTTACTATCTTGACTCCATAGAAGCCTACGCCTGCATATGCCGGAGTATCGCTTCCTTTGGCTGTCATTACCTCGCTCGCGATAGCGTGACCTAAAAGCGCGGACTGTACCGCATCTGATAAGTCGGTTACTCCGAGCGTGAGAGTGCCTGTCTTAAAACTTCTATCTACTTCTGCAAGCGAGTCGTCGCCATACAGTTTGCCGTCATTCATCTCGATTGAGATGTCAGCCTGTATCGCTTTGCCGATTACTCCTGCTGATGTAGCTGTTTTATAGACAGGATAATTCAATCCTATTTTTGCCATTTATTATGCCTCCAATTCTATTTCGCACTCAAAAATTATGTGGTGCGAGTTTGTATCTTTTTCGTAAAGCGACTGTATGGTCGGACAGGTAAACCCGTTTTCCATAAGCCTTTTTCTTATACTTTTCATAGTGTTCAGGTAGTTCTTCCCCTGTGGTAAGTACCAGTGAATCTGAAAGGCCGTTACATTTTCCGTCGGATTATCGTCCCCGTAAGCAGCTCCACGGTCATCGGAAATATTGAAAACAACATACTCTTTTTCCGTTTCCCACTTAGGATTGTGGTCTGCATAGGCCTTGATAGGCGCCACCGATTGAATAATCTTCTGGAATGGTGTCATATCAGCTCCTCCAGCTTCTCCTGCATATTTCTCTCAACATCAGCCTGCGAATCTTTCATAGCTTTCACTATCAGCGGTCTCGGTGCACGGTTCTTGCTGCGCACTCCGTACTCGATAAATGCAAGCTTGGCTGCATTCGATACTCCGTTGCGGTCCTTTCCGGTCGGCATTACATAAACACACTTGTTCCCCTCCCGGTCGGTTTTTACACCAGAAACCTTTATGCTTTTCACCAGTGCTCCTGTACCGCTTTTTACGGCCTCACTAACACCGGACCTAAGGTAAGGCACCATAGCAGCGCCACCGGCTTTAAGGACCTTCTCAATGTTTTTTACGTCAGCTAATTTGTTGAGCTGCACAAGGAAAGCTGTGTCGGGAAAATAAGTAAACTCTGCCATTACACCCTCCGATCTGAGCAAGTAAGCTCCCATTCTCCTTCGCCTTTTCGATAGGCCCGGACAATGTTATACTCCTTGCCCTCATGGATTAGTATCTTCTCGTCTGAGTATTCATTTACTGTAAACACAGCCGACACTTCTATTCCCGCTGCATGAGCGGAGTAGAACTCCGTCCTGGTAGCAGTCTTCTTGTCGGCCCACACTTCAACATCGTGGTTTACTTCTACAGAAAAACCGCTATCATCGACTTCGATCGTTATGCTTCGCAATGTAACTTTCTCGGAAAAGTACATCTATTCCTCCCGCTTATACTCTCCATAATGCTGGAGATCGCTTTTCAGTTGCTCGTAACCTTGTCTGTTTCTCTCCGCATCCTCCGAATTGAGCCCGAACTTCCATCTGACATAGCACCGGACAGCCCCTAGAATGAGGCTGTCGGCTTCGTCATTTACCTTTTCTGCATCCAGTCCTATTCTCACAAGGTCAAGGCGGCACTCATTAATGATGTCTATCAGTTCAGCATCTGTGTCGATGTCAGGTCTGCGCCTGACTGCTCGTCTTAATTTGTTCAGATACGCTTGAGTTACCGCCATGATTTACCTCCTAAATCGCTATAAATATTTCGTACGCGCTTCCATCCAAACTTCCGTGCATATCAATGACGTTCTTTTCTAACTCGTCGTCATCGGCAGTTATTACAGGAGTTGTAGCCAACACCCCATCATCAAGAACGAACACAAGAGGTTTGCCTTTTAATATAAATGGCAGACCCATTAATTCTCCGAATCCGAATGTGAACGTGGCTGTTGTGCCGTCCTGTGCGGGGATAACTATTGAAGTTACCGTCTTAAAGGCTTTAGTTCCTGCGTCAACTTCTGTGTCGTCATCTGTAAGCGTGAATGTTTCAGATATCTCTTTGCCTGCAATATTCGTCCCGTAGACTACTATATCTCCGGCTTTCACGTCTCCAGTATCCCCGTCTATCGTTATGGTTATGTTTCTCGGATAAGGCGGATTGGATATGCCGTTAGTTATAGTCTGAGCTGTAGTCTTGCTGGCGATAGCGGCATGTACGCCGTCTGCGTCTGCCGCTGCTCCCTCAGCTGCTGTCGTTCCAAAATGGGCAAGCCTCATCTCGTTTACGGTAAGACCGTATACGTCTGTGCTTAATTCGCCCAAAAATCTGTTATCCATTTCACCCTCCTTATGCTATGTCTGATGCTATTTTGATTATTGCCTTTACTTTTGACGGCTTGCAGTCAAATGAGCACCAGCCGAGATAATCCCAAGCGTTGTATGATAAGTTTCTGTCTCTTTCAACTTGGACTTCGTTTGACAAGTTGCCTACCATTCCGCGTTTGAAGTCTCCATAGAAGATGTCGCCTGTAGTCACCTGGTCGCTGAATATTACCTCATATCCCCTTATTCTGTATTTACCTTCTTCTCTTGAAACTAGAGGTACATTATTAACATCTTCCAAACCGATTACTGACTGGAAGAATGTTTTTTTGCTCATAAGGAATTTAGCATTTCTGTCATAAGCCGCAGGAAGCAATCCGATTGCTTTGTCAATATCTACTGTGCCGAGAGATGTGCTTGCCCAATCGACTGCGTCTGTTTCATTTGTCCATGCACTTGATACGAACGCGAGGTCTATTCCTGTAGGCTCGCTTTCTCCATCACCATTTATGATGTAGTGCTCGATTTTATAAGATAACTGCTCCGCTATCTTGCCAATTAGCCAACCCTCAAAGGCATCTATAGCCATTGAAGCTGTGTCTGCGCCGATTCTGACTATTGTTGAAATAGTGTAAGAGCCGAGCGATACATTGACAAATGTAGTTGTCGCATCGTCAACTGCGCTGCCGCCTGCTTTTATAGAAACTGTCGGTGCAACTGTATTTACTGCAAATGTCACATTTCCTTTTACTCTTAGCAGGTCTATCTCGTTTAACAGAGGAACCATGTCTACTAAGCTGTCAAGCACTTTGTTTGCAGTTGCTGTAGGTACTAAATATGAAGCTCCTGTTAATGCCCTCTGCTCTGCTTCTGAGACTTGTGTGTTCTTCATAGCGTTGAGCCAAGCGTTCCTGTATTCAACACTGTCTATTGCGAATGTTTTTTCCATTTCGTTTTCCTTTCTTGTTTCAATTACTTTTGGTTCGACTTTCTGCGCTGATATATCGAGCGCTGCCTGTTTGCGTGATTCAAGGTCTTCAAGTTCAGCCTTGCGTGCTAGCAGGTCTTTCTTTTCTTCTGTAGCCTTGTTCACAAATTCCACATCGTTAGCGTTCCTGACTTCCTCGTCAAGTTCTGCCAATCTCTGTGTAACCTGCTCAAGGTTCATTTCTTCTAATTTCATTTGTTTACCTCCATATATTCGTACTTCGCTTTTGCAAGCTCTAGCTGTTTACGTGCCTCCGCGCGCTCCCTCTCCGCCTCCGCTTCGAAGAATGACCGAGCCTGTATTGAAGTGCTGTCATAAGCAGGGATTGAAACAGCC